TTGCGCAAACGGTTGGCGGCCGAGGTGATCGAGATCGTGCTCGACTTTGTCGTGCGCGCTGTGCCGGGCATCGAGGTCTCGATCGACGCGGCGGTCTTGGAGTCCGCCGGATCGCCCACGCACGAGCTGGCGCTGCGGCTGCGGGACGAGGGCGTCACCGTGTGGATCGAGGCGCTGGCCCTTGCTGGCCGTGACGAGCACTGGCGCGGGTTCAATCAGTGGTGCCTCGATCGTGAGTTGCGGCGGTACGCCAGCCACAACCAGTCGCTGATGCCGCTGGGTGCGATGGGCGAGACCGTGATCGCGTACACGTCGCACGACGGCGGCTCGTCGATCGACGGCGACGCGTTCCTCTCGCGGCTGGTTGCGGCGCGTGAGCCGGGTGTCGGGCGTGCGTGGCAGCCCTGGGACCACTTGGAATTCACGCGGCTCCTGGGCACAGCTGACGCTGCAGATCATGTATGACCGGTTCGGGTGTATTAGGGGTGTAAAGATGCGAAGCACGCCACACCGTTTGGGTGTGATTTGTAGGTATCTTGCGGGAAACGTGTACTAGGTATGAGCGCGACGCACCGGCTGGTTTCTGATCTTCTGTACTCGATGATGCTGGTCCACTTCAAGTGCGACGAGCGGGCTGTCGAGGCCGAGATCCGTCTGTACGAGCTGCAGTGCGCGTCGAGCAACCCCACCATGCGGCACCTGTACGACCAGGTCGCCAGCGAGACCGGCGTCGCCGAGTCGACGATCCGGTTCAGGCACAAAGCATTCATGGAACAATTGCGGTGTGTGCGGGCTCTGGTGCCCTCAATCGACGATCGGGATCTCGTCAACGCCGCGGCGTCCGGTGACTGCGGCGGCTGATTTGATATGCACGCTGTGACTAATGAGATTCGTTCTAAATTGCGAGGATTTTCCTTCGCAAACTTTTTGCGCATCGCACACCCGATCAGGAGCGCAGCGGCGTGTTTGTGCGCAAATGTGCGGCGATGCGCGATGTTCTTGAGAACCCGCACCGAACAATCCCGTATCACAGTGTTAGCGGTCGGATCGTATTTGATTGATGATTCGTTTATACCCGGCCCGGTCGCTGTGGAGGTGAGCAATGGGTGATCAGGTGCTGCGTGGTGAGGGGCCATGCAAGATGACGCCGTCGCAGGCGGGCAGGGCGATCGCGAAGAAACTCGGGCGAGAGCGGCCGTACTCGGCGCAGACCGTCCGCAACTGGATACGCGAGGGCTCGGGGTTCCCGGCTGTACTAAGCAACCCGGGCGATCCGCGGTGCAACACGTACCACATCACTGATATCGCAGCTGCGGCCGAGTGGGTGCGGATCAACAAACCAGACAACGGCCAGGGCGGCTCGCGTGACGGGGCGGGGCGTAAGCCGTCGCGGCCGGCTGTTGACACGTCTGCGGGCGTTGATGAGTTTGACGACTCTCCCGGCGGCGACGAGACCACGCCGAGCGGCGAGGGCAACGGATACAAGGGGACAGCGGCCGAGACCAAGCCCTCGGCGGCTCGAACCGTCAAAACCGAGCACGAGGCCGGCATCGCCAAACTCAAGCACGAGCAGATGCTCGGGCAGCTGATCGACCGAGACGATGCGTCCGAGGGCTACAGCCGGGTGTATGGCCCGCTGGTCCGCCGGCTTGATCGTGTGCCGGGGCGTGTTGTCGATCGCGCGGCTGACCGGATGAACCTGACCAGCGAGGCCCGGACGATTCTGATGGGCATCCTGGTCGAGGAGATCGAACAAACTCGCACCGAAATCGCTGGCGATCCGTTCGGCTTGAAGCTCGACAACGAGGACGCGGCGGCGTGATAGATCTATTCACGTGGTCACCACGGCACCCGGGCGACAGGCTCGCGGCCGAGGTGTGCGCGCGTGAGTTTGCTGTGCCGCCGAAAGTCAGGCCGTATGAATGGGCGGCAGAGCACCGGCGGATCGCCGAGGGCACCGGGCCGAACGACCGGTACGACCCGTCGCTGACGCCGTACGCGTGCATGGTGTTGGACTTTATCGATCATCCCGAGGTCGAGCTGGTGAATCTGCCCTGGGCGACGCAGCTGAGCAAGACCGAGACCGGGATCAACGCGACGCTGTATTGGGCCAGCGAGCTCGGGCAGGCAATCGGATACGTGCTGCCCGGGATTGATCGGGTTCGTAAGGAATGCAAGAAACGCATCCGACCCGCCGTTCGGATGTGCGCACCGCTCGCCGGCCGCATGACCGGCCGCGACGAGGACGAGAGCTCTCAGCTGCTCAGCTTCTTGGGTGGCGCATCGATCAGCTTCTACTCGACTGGTGCCGTTAGCGCGGCTCGGGGCGAGTCAAAACCTAAGTGGGCGTTCGACGAGGTCGACGCGCCGGGCTTTGATATGGCGATCGTTGAAGAGTCGCTGCAGCGCCAGAAGGCATGGGCGCGCGCCGAGATGTGCAAGCTGTTCATGTCGAGCCCCGGCGACGAGGGCACGGGCACCGATCTGATCGCGTCCGAGTGCGGGTCTGTGTTTCGGTTCCATGTGCCGTGCCCGCACTGCGGGACGTACCAGGTGCTCGTCTTTGACCGCGGCGAGTACGGGCTCAAGTGGACGAAATCAGAGTCTCACATCGACCGCGTCGATGTCGCGCGTGAGAGCGCGCACTACGTGTGCAAATGTGCGGCATGCCGGGCGTCGGACTCAAAGGGCCGGATAGAGAACCACCACAAACCGTGGATGCTCATGATGGGCGTGTGGGTGCAGGATGGCGAGGCGATCGACTCTGACGGCTCGGTGCTTTCGACGCGCACGATGTCGCACGCCGAACAGTGGAAACACTCGCTCGCGCGGCGCACCTACAGCGAGATGCGGGGCGAGGGTGATGAGGTCTGTGAGCTTGCCGCCAGGCTCGGCGTGCGGGTGATCGAGGGGCCTGGGCTGTCGTCGCGTGTGGTGTTCTACCTGTCGTCGCTCTACTCGCCGTTTCCCGGCGCGACGTTTGGATTGATGGCCGCCGACTTTGCCAAGACCGGCAAGATGACAAAGAAGTTCTGCACCGACTGGCTGGGCGAGGCGTGGCGCAGGCCGGGCAACCGCATCGAGCCGTCGGCGCTGATCGAGACGATGCCCGAGGCGGGCGATGATCTGTACTACGAGCTCGGCACTGTGCCGCCTTGGGCGATCGCTCTGACGATGGCGGCCGACCTGCAGCGTGACCGGGCGATCGTGACCGTCCGGGGTTGGGGCACCGGCGGCAAGATGTCCTGCCTCGTCTGGGCGGGCGAGATCGACACCACGATGGGGCTCGACCTGGTTGAGCTCGACGCACTCGTCGGCTGGCGGTTTCCGGTGTGGGGCAAGCCGGGCACCGAGCCGATGCGGATCAAGGCGTTCACCGTCGACTCGGGTGATGGCGAGCGGGTTGACGAGGTGTACCGGTGGGTGCTGCGGCACGAGAAAGCGCTCAAGGCCGAGCGGCGGTTTATTCACTCGCTCAAGGGTTCGTCGAGCAAAGCGATGGCGTCGATGGTCGCGGTCAAGCGGCTTGAAACCGGGACGCGCAAAGGCATGGTCTCAAAGCTCGCCAAGGGCGTGCCGCACTTTGAGGTCAATACGAACATGGCCAAGCACTCGCTGTACGCAGTCCTCGGGCTCGGGATCGATGGCGAGATCTCGCTCGAATCTAACACTGACAGCTCGCAGCGGTACGTGTGGCCGGGCCGATGGGACGCAGGCAACACCGATGCGCACCTGGCCGGTGCGACGCGACGGTTCGGCGTCGAGGCGTACTTCGACCAGCTGACGGGCGAGGAGTACGCGCTGATCGAGTCGCGCACCGCGGCCCCGCGTCGCGAGTGGCGCGTGATCAGAGGCCGGCAGAACCACGTACTCGACGCTGAGGTGTACCAGGTCGCGCAGGCCGCGGCGCACCGGATCGAGACACTCGGGGCAGGACAGAAAGCAGGCGGGTCCGCGGGCGGCCCGAGGGGCACACAGCGCAGCAACCCGATCCCGGCCGACGCCGGGGCGGTTCTGCGAGGAGGCAGGTAAATGGCAGACGCAGCGAACACCACGAAACCCAAAGAACCAAAGCCATACGGGCACGCCAAGATCGGCAAGATCGCCGGCAAGATCAAGAGCCTGACCAAGACTCGAAACGCCGCGGCGGGGCTGCTTGGCAACCTCAGAGATGCGGACGAGGGCGATCTTGAGCTGGCGTCTATTGCAACGGATGAGGCGGGCAAGATCGTCACCGAGATCAAAGAGATCGGGCACTCGGTGCGGGTTGATGCGCAGCGGCTTGATCGCGAGCTGAAAGCCGCCAGGCACGAGCTGTCGCGGCTTGACCACCACGCGGCCGAGCTTGTGCGCGAGATTAAGTCGCACGCCAGGACCGCCGCCGATGAGCTTGATCGGCGTGAGCGTGAGCCTGCGCAGGAATCCTGCGCCGATCCGGTATCAGATAGCGGGCTGCCTGCGGGTGGCCAAACCAATGACGAGCAAGAACACACGGAGACCGGCGGCGATGAAACTGAATCGGCTGATCGAACACCTGGCGACTCGGATGACTCCGAGCAGACCGGCGGCGAGAGGCTGCCCGGGCTGGACTAGCTGACCGATGGCCGCCGCACCCTGGGAGCAGTACGCCGACTATGAGTCGCAGGCGACCAATGCGCTGCGGCTTGCGATGGCCCGCAGCTACAACGGCGAGCTCCGCAAAGTCTTGGGACCAAACTACAAGGCCGACGGCTTCGAGGTCAATATCAGCAGCGTCAACGTGGCGATCAAGACCGTGCGAGAGGATATCCGCCGCTATGAGCAAGCGGATCGCCCCTCGCGGTTTGTGCGGATCGGGAGGGTCTACTAGGTGTCGGCCGCGTATGAGATCATGAGCCGGGCGGGCAGCCCGGGTCGCCGTGTCTCTGTGCATCGGAGCCGCCAGTCGATCCTTGGGCCGTCAGAACGCGATCAGCTTCTGGCGATCTCGACCCACGCCGTCCGCAACAACCCCGAGGCCAGGGCGATGATCCGGCGGCAGCAGCAGTTCGTCGTCGGGCCGCGCGGTGCCAAGATCCAGGCGGACACGGGCGACGAGGACCTCGATGCCCGGCTCGACGCGCTCTGGCAGATGTGGGCGTTCGAGAACGGCGATTTCCGCTGCGACTCGGCGGGGCTCAAGACGTTCCCGATGATGCAGAAAGCGGTGATCGAGGAGGACTTTGTCGGCGGCCGCAGCCTGCACATCATGATCACCGATGGCGATGCGCACGGGTCGCTGCAGTCGATCGAGAGCCAGCGCATCACCAACCCCAACGGCGCGATCGACACCGAGGGACAGATCGCCGGGCTCACCATCGAGCCCGAGACCGGTGAGATCCTCGGCTACAACGTGTCGCGGTACATGCACGGCGGGGCGTGGCTATCAACGACGACCGACGCGGTCGAGGCGGCCGATGCGATCTACTGCGTGCAGCCGATGGACTCGCAGATCGGTGTGTACGCGCCCGAGCCGATCCTTGGCATCAGCGCGCTGACAATCGCGCAGACGAGCGAGTTCCTGATGGCCGTCACCGAGGCGGGCAAGACACAGGCGCTCACGCCGATGGTCCACAAGAGAGGGCCAGCTTCAACCGCCGCCCCGCTCGATGAGGAAAGCAAACAGGTAGGCGACGCCGGCTACTCACCTGACGGGCAGGGCCGGTCGATATTCAACTTTGTCGACTCGGCGCTCGGCTTTATCGCTGATCTCGCGCCGGGTGATGAGCTGATCAATCCGAGAATGGAGATGCCATCGGGGGCGATCAAGCCGCTGATCGACATCCAGCTCAAACGCATCGCGATGGGCATCGGCTACGGGCCGCAGCTTTTGACGGGTGATTTTAGCTCGGGCAGCTTTAGCGTCGCGCGGCTTGCGGTGCAATTCGCACGCGCGGTGCGCGACGACTCGTATGAGGCGATGATCCGCGACTTTGTCACGCCGGCACGCCGGCACATGATCGACTCGGCGATGCGGCTCAAGCTGCTCGACCCGCCGATGTCTGACGACGTCGACCTGTACAAGTTCAAGCACTCGCCCCCGCCACTGCCGGACCCGGACCCCGCCGAGACGGCGCAGACCAACGGCTACCTCGTGGCGCGTGGGCATAAGACGATGAAAGCCGTGCTCGCTGAGCGGGGCGAGGATCTCGATGACCACGTCAAAGAGCTCGCCGCGGAGATTACAAAGTTCGAGCAAGCGGGCCTCGTGCACCCGTCGACACGCGACGACAGCGGCGAGGACGCACAGCTGACCGAGCCGCGGCCCGCGGAGATCCGCGAGGCCGACGGCACCGGCGGCGGCAAGGCCGGCACCGATGGCAGCGGCGAGCTGATCGACCAAGAGGACGCGGAGCTTGCGGGTGCTTCTGGGGGTGAGGCGTGAGCATGGCTCGGGCTGTAAACGATGGACCGCTTGATCGGTTCTGGGGCGCGCAGCCGGTCGACGGTTTGGTGTACGTGAAAATCTCGGGGACCATCGCTCGCGATGTGCCGATCGAGTCTTGCTGCCCGCCGTACGAGGATTGGGTGAGCGAGCATGAGCTCGTCGAGATGCTCGGTGCGTGCCAGGATGACAGCCGGTGCGAGGGTGTGGTGCTTGCGATCGATTCGGGTGGTGGGCAGGGCGAGTCGATGCCCGCGATCATCCGCGCGATGGACGACCTCGCTGAGCAGAAACCGATCTTTGCGCACGTGGATCACAGCGCGTACTCGGCGGCGTACTGGATCGCGTGCAGGGCGCACCAGATATGGATGGCCTCGCCGATGGCGGGTGTCGGTTCGATCGGGACTGTGATCTCGGTGATGGACAACTCGGCGCACCTGCAGAAGCACGGCATCGAATTTCATCATGTCACGGACGCGAGCGAGAAAGCGATGCTCAGAGAGGGCGTGCCGGTCGACGCTGACGCTCTCGCGAAACTGATGCGGATCATCGAGCCGTGCTCGGGGATCTTTCGGGGGGATGTGGCGACCGGGCGGGGCGTGGACGAGCAGATGATCGTCGAGCTCGCTGGCGCGGTTGTGATGGCCGAGGAGGCGATCAGGATCGGATTGGCCGACGCGATTGTCGCGCGTGCGGATCTGCACGAGACCGCTGTGGCGTCGCTTGATGCCATCAAATCGAAAGAACACACGGCGGCGTAGGCCGCATCAACGGAGAATCACACCATGAGAAACAAAGCACACAACACCGGGGCACGCTCGATCATGAGCGGCGCTGCAAGCACGGCTCGCGTCGGTTCACTCAACGCCGGCGGCACCGTGATCGGGGGCGACCTGGTCGACCCGAGCAAGGCCAAGATGTCGAGCGTACGCAAGAAGATTTCAAGCAAGGCCGCGTCGGCGTTTAAGAGCAAACGCCGCAGCGCCGAGGGCGACGACGACAATGAGGATCGCCTCTCGGCGATCGAGGAGGCGATCGTCTCGATCAGCGGCAAGCTCGAATCGATGGCACCCGACGACGAGGAGCTTGAATCGAGCGAGGACGACGAGAACGAGCCCGAGTCAAACGAGGACGACACCGAGCCGGAATCAAACGAGGACGACGAGGCCAAGCCCGCGTCGAGCTCGGAGGTCCGCGCGTTGTGCCAGGGTGCGAGCGATTCGTTCGTGCTGACGTGCGTCGAGCAGGGCCTCACGGCCTCGCAGGCGTCCGGCATGTACAAGAGCCAGCAGAGCAAGGTGCCGCCGGCACGCGGACGCAAGGCCGTGGCGGCCAGCCGCAAGAGCGGCGGAGCGCCAAACAGTGTCGCGTCGAGGATTCAGTCGATCGCGGCCGATCACATCGCCAAGGGTGAGAGCAAGCAGAACGCTCTGGGCCTTGCGATGAACGCGGTGCGTAAGACCGATCCGCAGGGTGTCGAGGTCTTTATCTCCGACCAGCATCAGCAGCACAAGCGCGCGACGATCGGGGCTGCCGCGGCGA